ATATTATAAAACTTGCTAGAGGCGGTGCCCACTCTGTAGAAGAAATGGAACCTATCAGAAAAAGAATTAAAGAACTAGCAGGCGATTCACTTATGAAGTTCGAGTACAAAATATTTAACAAAAATATTACACCAAAAGATCAAGCCTATCAAATTAAGAGAGAAACAATGGAAGGATTAGACGAATTAAGAAAATTAGCAGGACTAGAAGAATCAAAGCCTGACTTTTTAGACTTAGATGGCGACGGCGATAAAGAAGAGCCAATGAAGAAAGCCGCTAAAGATAAAAAGAAGAAAGACGAAGGCAGAATCGAAGATACATTCGATACAAAAAGAATAGATAAACACGATAAGCCAGAAAAAGATAGAAAGAAAAAAGTTGAAGAAGGCTTTGGCAAATTATCAGGTTCAAGAAAAACAAGTTACCAACCATTAGACCAAGACGTTAAAATTGTCGTGAGACACAAGAAAGAAGTAGACGAAGACGTCAAAGGATCTAGAAGCAGAAACATCAGCAAGATTTTTATAGAACGTGCTGGAGAAAGATTTAAGTTTCCAGTAAATTCAATGATAGGTGCTAGAGCAATGGCACGTCATATGAGTAATGGCGGAGAAGTCCACGACACAATAGGCGAGCAAATTGTAGAAATGACTAGCAACCTATCCACAGTAAGACAATTTTTAAATGCTGTAAAGAGCAAAAACTTAATGAACGAAGAAAACGAAGAGTATGTAAAACTTGCAGTTGAAAATTTAAGTAACAGCAGAGACATACTTAAATCTTTAGCAGGTGCAAAAACATACACCAGAGCAATAAGTGAACTTGCAGTATTTTCACAAAACGAAATCATAGAAGAAGACAACGAAGATCTAATGAATTATTTCAAAGAAACATTCGTTGACTCAAGAATAGAAAGTGTATTAGGCACACTAAACAAATATAACAAACAAAAACAACATTTTGAAAGCAGAGTAAATGAAGAACTAGACACCACTGCTATTTCAAAAAGTTTCTTTAAAACACTTAATCCAGAATCCAATCTAACAGAATGGTTAACTGAAATGACTAGTATGGTACAAGGCGATAGTCTAAAATACTTACTACTCAATAGTGTTAGAAAGATTAAAAATAATGTATCTTTAAGCGAATTTGAAACAAACACAATCAAAAAAATTATGTCTGGACAAGGTTCGCAGATAAATGAAAGTATAAATGAAAGTAAAGAATTTACCGATTTTATAGAAGATTTGACTAAAGATATATAAATAATACTGTTAGATAATTAAAAACTTTTTTAAAAAATAGGTTGACATTTATCTATCTTGGCAATATAATTAAGGCAACAGTATGGAAAGTTTCCATACAAACAAGGCAAAATAGGAGAAAAATATTATGGCAACATTGGCTGAAATAAGACAAAAGTTAGCATCGATGGAATCAAAACCAGGCGGTAGCAACTCACAAATGGACAACGCAGTATATCCGTTCTGGAATATCGCAGAAGGTCAGTCCACAACACTAAGATTTTTACCTGACAATGACCCGGACAACATTTTGTTCTGGACAGAAAGGTTAATGATTAGATTACCATTCCCTGGTATAAAAGGAGGAGACTCCAGACCCGTTATCGTACAAGTACCGTGCGTAGAAATGTATGGTGGACAATGTCCAGTACTACAGGAAGTTAGACCTTGGTTCAAAGATCCAAGTCTAGAAGATATGGGTAGAAAGTATTGGAAAAAGAAAAGTTATATCTTTCAAGGATTTGTGAAAGAAGATGCTTTACAAGAAGATACTAAACCAGAGAATCCAATTAGAAGATTTATTATTGGACCACAGATATTTAATATTATCAAAGGTGCACTAATGGATCCAGATATGGAAAACATTCCAACAGATTATGTAAATGGAACAGACTTCCGTTTATCAAAAACAACCAAAGGTCAATATGCAGACTACAGTACTTCTAAATGGGCAAGAAAAGAATCTGCTCTAACAGAAGAAGAACTATCTGCTGTTGATACACACGGTTTACACGATTTAAAATCGTTCTTACCTAAGCAACCAGGAGACCAAGAACTACAAGTTATCAAGGAAATGTTTGAGGCAAGTGTTAATGGAGAACTATACGATCCAGAGAGATGGGGTAGTTTTTACAAGCCAGCAGGAATGCAATTGAATACAACTAGTGTTCAAACTGCATCAGCACCTGCACAGGCTCCAGCACCTGCACCAGCAACTCCTACAACAAGTTCATCTACTAGCGAAGAATCCGTAGCCTCTGAAACTAGTAATGAAGCCGTAGTGCAAAGTGTATCTAATCCAACTCCAAGTACTCCAGTAGAGGAAAATGCTTCTGCCAGCAACGGCAACAGTTCTACTGAAGATATTTTGGCAATGATTAGAAACCGTTCTACTGAATCTTAAGGAGGTTGTGCAATGCAAAAACCTTTTGATTTAAGTAAATTTAGGACCAGTGTAACTAAAAGTATATCAGGCATTAGTGCTGGATTCCACGATCCACAAGATTGGATCAGTACGGGTAACTTTGCACTCAATTATCTTATCAGCGGGGATTTCAATAAAGGAATCCCTCTTGGTAAGGTGAGTGTTTTTGCTGGAGAGTCCGGCTCAGGTAAAAGTTTCTTATGCTCCGGAAGTTTGGTTCACCAAGCACAAAAGATGGGGTGTCAAGTAGTTTTATTTGATTCCGAGAATGCTCTAGATGAGGACTGGTTAAAAGCATTAGATGTTGATACATCACCTGAAAAATTATTAAGAATTAGTGTGTCTATGATTGATGACGTTGCTAAGACACTTGGTGATTTTTTGAAAGACTACAAATCAAACTATGGCGACTTAGAATATGAAGAGATGCCTAAACTTGTATTTGTAATAGATAGTCTAGGTATGTTATTAACACCTACTGATGTAGCACAATTTGATAAGGGTGACCTAAAAGGCGACTTAGGTAGAAAACCTAAGGCTCTAACAGCATTGATTAGAAATACTGTTAACCAATTAGCACCTTATCCGATAGCACTTGTGGCAACTAACCACACTTATGCATCACAAGATATGTTTGATCCAGATGATAAAATATCAGGTGGTCAAGGCTTTATATATGCAAGTAGCATTGTTGTAGCACTTCAAAAGTTAAAACTAAAAGAAGATTTAGACGGCAACAAAGTTACTGATGTTAAAGGTATTAGAGCGAAATGCAAAGTAATGAAGTCTCGTTACAGCAAACCGTTTGAACAAGTTCAATTGAAAATACCATATGACACAGGCTTAGAACCAATTAGTGGACTAGTAGATATCTTTGAAAGCAAAGAAATATTTACTAAAGTAGGAAATAAACTGCTTTATGTAAGTCCAGTAACAGGAGAAGAGCATAAGCATTTTAGAAAGCAATGGAACGATGCTGAAAAACTACAAATGGTAATGGATGAATGGGGAACTAACCCAAACAGAGATTATCATCCTTTAGAAGATAACTTTGATGATGTTGATGAGGAGACTTTAGATGGACAATCTACAACTACTGAGTGAAGTTTGGGATAGTGTTTCTATAAACATAGATGCCAAACTTAAAGTCGAAGCCGCTGAAAATCTAGTTAGAGTATTTGAAGAAAATGGAATGCTCGATCCAGATGAAATTAAAATGTTTACAGATTGTGATAAACATTTAAAAGAGGCATTGGCTTTATATCGTGAGGACTTAGGTCTTGGCGAGGAAGAAGAAGACGAGGATTGGGACTAAATTATGGCAGGTTGGTATAACAAGGTAAATGATAGTTTAGCAGAAATAGTAAACTGTATTGATTACTATGAGAAAGAACTAGCAGAAGCCAAGTTTGAATGTGGAGTAAAAGGTAATGTCGAAAGATTATCTGCGGCACTACCAGGTATTACTGAACACAGATTCAACCAGTTACAGGAAATAGAAGCAATTCTCGAACACCTTAACATTGAACTTAGGAAGACCAGAAGCAAGGTCTTCCGAAAGTTCCTTGAAAATTATAATAGACAATTAACAAGTAGAGATGCAGATAAGTTTGTTGACGGTGAAGATGAAGTGGTACAACTAACAAGTTTAGTAAACCAAATAAGTCTTTTAAGAAACAAATACTTAGGCATAATGAAAGGTTTAGATACCAAGCAATGGCAAATTGGTCACATTGTAAGGTTAAGAACAGCAGGAATGGAAGATATATCAGTTGGTTAATATTGAAGTACAAGATTTGCAACAAGCAATCGAATACGGAATTGATTTAGCAAAAACTTTTGAAGAAACAAAAGGCTATGTTGATTACAAGGACGTTTTAATTTTACCAAACGATATAGATTTCACTCTAGACCAAATTGATTTGAATTTAAAAATTATTAAGTATGATAACGAAGACCACGCAATAGATATTATTAACTCTGCAAAAGAATATAATTTATTGTTAGTAGCAAATACATATTTAGAAAAACTGTTTAACAAAGCACTCTTAGAAAATTGCTTGGTGCTTTCAACAACAGATGAATTAGATAAGTGGATATGGATGTCTTACAATAATAAAAAACGGGTGTTGAATGTTGATAAATTGTTTAAAGACTTTTTACCAGCATCCAACACTATATTATCTATTAAAAACAGGAATTAAAATGGAAGATTTTTTTCACAAACATATAATAAAATTTACGATTATTGTTACCTTACCATTATGGGTAGCATTCGCTTTCGCTTCAGATATTGAAGAAGTTGTAGTAGTGGGTCAACAAGAAAGAACAGTTAAAACAAACCCTGCTACTGATACTAATATATTGACAGCGATTTTGCCAGCATTCACATACAATGCTGGAGGGTATGGCGGCTCAGCATTTTATAATGAAAGAGGTGCTCAAACAGTTCATACCGCAGTATTTAGAAATGGTATCCCTGCTAATGAACCAGGCGGCTCTTGGTATAATTTTGGACACGATATTGCATCAGGAGAAAAAATTAAAGTTATTAGTGGTGCTAACGGAGTTATGTATGGCTCTGGAGCAATGGCTGGAACAGTTCTTATTGAAGACACAATCACTAGAGGATTGACAATGAGAAATATTGTAGATAGTGGAATAGAAAATCAATTTATAAAACTATCATCAAACAATTTAGAAGTAGCATCATTCAAAGATACTATTGCTAGTGCAAGAAATGATAATGATGAAGAAGATACTTATGAACAACAGTCAGCAAAAATTATTATAGATGCAATGGACTTTGAAGTAATTGCTAAATTTGTTGATTATGAATATGATTATGATAACTGTTATGATTACAATTGGGGTCAAAGCAACGAATGTACAGAATTAGGTGAAAGATATAACGTAGCAATTAGAAATGATTATATCACAGTAGGCAGAAACTATACCAGTGCTGAATATTTTACAGTAGAAGATCCTACTTATGCAAATGAAAGTTATAGAGACTTTGTGAGATTTGGTAATAATTTGGATCTTTCCAATAAACTAAATGTTGCATTTGGTGTAGATGGTGAAAGAAACATTTACAATACAGAAAGTATAAACTCTATGGGTGCTACTGAAAACAAATACGAAGATGAAAACTTTGGAGGATACTTAAATGTTAATGCCTCGTTCGCCTTAAACTACAACTTTGGTTTGAGATTTGGCAACGATGACCAAAATGCAATGAGATTTGGTTTATCAAAAGGCGAGTTCTTCTTTAACATTGGAAACAGTTTTAGAAAAGCAAACTTGTATGAAAGGTTTGGTGATGCTTGGGTTGATGGTAATGAAGATTTAATGCCAGAAGAAGGCGTAGGGTATGAGATTGGGTTTGGCGCAATAAGTGTATTCAAATATGATTTCGAAGAAACAATTGAGTACCAACCAAGTTATACCACAACAATAATAGTTACGCCAGAAGTAACCACAACAGATCCTGACACAGGAGAAGTTACTGTAACTCCTGCTGTAACAGAAGATATTTTTACAAATGCCACGTATGAAAATGGCGGAGAATACTCCACACAAGGTTTTAGATTTGCTAATAACTATGGTCCGTTTGGTGTAATGTTAGCATATACTGATACAGAGCAACCTAGAGTGCCCAAGTATATGGGAGCAATCACATACAAGCAAATGTTCAATGGTGTTACAGTTGCAGGCAGGTATGCAGTAAACTTAGAAAGAGCACCAGGGCAGTATGACATAATACCAGAAGGAGAAGATTACTTAGAGGATTTAAATAGATTAGATTTAAGTGTATCAAATACTTGGGGTAAGTACAACTTAACATTTAAAGTAAACAATGCTTTAGACGACGTTGTAGAGGTTCTACCAGGGTATGATAACCGTGG